CGGTTTTAAACTAGTTACAATGTAGTTTTTAATCGGTGCTATCAGGTTGCTTCTACACTGCCTTTAAAAAAAGATCAGCAGAAGTCACCCAATTGTTTTTATTGGTAATGCTTTTGATTTTGTTCTATAATAGTTCCCGTATCTTTATTTATATTTTGAAAAACTTCCGTTTCAATCATAAAAAAGTGTGTTTTCAAGCGTCAAAATAAAGTTACAAACAAAAAATCACGCAACCTATTTATTGGCTGGTGATTCTCTGGTAAGCTTAATATTCTTTGGAGGAACTTAGCTTACAACCTTATTATAGTCCTTTGACTACATTAAAAAAAGCCCCCTAGTGTTCACTAGGAGGCTTTCGCTGTATTCAGCTACAGTATTCAAATCGAGGAATGTATTCAATTTAACATAATTAACTAAATTCGTCTATTTTTATTGTACACACGTTACATAAAATACTGATATAGCGTAAATATAAATTACTTACAGTACATCTTATAATCTTATTCGCCATAGCAAAAAAGCCTGCTCAGCATTTAAACTGAACAGGCTTTTTCTAAAAGGTTTGCGATATAACGTTCAAAATCCTGGGGGTAAAGTAACTCTAACATTTTAAATTTAAATATTCAAATAAAACACACTCTATATTAATACTTACTATTGTCATTAATATGAATCTGCAACCTATCCAAAGGTTCGTCTAACACTCCAGCCCAGCTATCGTAACCAGAAACTGAACCATTGTCAGCACAAGTTCCTAAGTAACCAGTACGTTGAGTTGTTTGTGAACGGTAGTAAGCTTGCTGGTAAGTCTCACCAGAAGGAGTTGTGTAATACATCTGAACTCCGTCAATCGTGTGCCCTTTAATGCCTGCAACTCCGTTAATGGTGTCATTCTTATTAGCTTTGTGCACCCATGGTAACCAGCCATCTTCTTTAGTGTGGACCCGATACTTAATAGTTCCATGGTTAACCTTGATATAGAGCATATCGTGAGCACTATTAGGAACACCAGCGAATCCATTAGAACCAGAGCCAAAGTCTTTAACTGGACTTAACCATTGTTTGCCTTTTTGATGCAAGGCATAGGTTACGTGAACAGCCTTCTTATTAGTTGGTGTACTTGGTTTTGGAGTTGGTGTAGGTGTTGGATTTACATTGTTACCACTTGAACTAAAGCCATATTTAACATCGTGTGCAAATTGAGCTTTAGTAATACCATGACTAGCAAGGTAGCCATAAGGATCAGTATGGTCACCCCAAACGTTATTAGTAATCCAAAGATGGGACTTAACACCACGCCATGCTGAACTATCAACGTCTGTTGGAATACCATACTTAATCGCACTAGAACGTAGTAAATTAACATAGGTCACGTAGTCTTTACGGAACTCTGCTTGATCATACGTTTGTGCAAGTTCAATCTGAACTGGTGCGTTAGCGTTAGCCCATGAACCAGCGCCCCATGCTTGATATCCCTCGGCACCAACTCGGTAAATCTTGCCACCATCACCAACGATATACTGAACGTATGCACCGTTACTATACCATGTTCGGTTTTCAAAAATGGCTACGTTTCTAGCAGGAGCATATACTGCTGTAGCATGTGCAATAACAACGTTGTTGCTTGTTCGTAACGATGACCCTTGGTTTGAACTCAAAGCATAGCTGTTATCGATTGTACTTGCTTTAGCACTTTGACCTACAGCTACCGCAAACAAAAATGTTGTCACAATTGCCATAATCCATCTTAGCTTATTTTTTAGATTCAACGTTATCGTTCCCCCTTGAATTATTTACAAGTGTTGTATCACTAATTACCCCTAACATCCCTAAAATGGTTAGTACAGTGTTAACAATCCCTATAATGTTTTGCCAGTCAACTGGATAGGTAAATCCAAATGCAACCATTAATTGTTGTACTAGCACAATACCTAAACTAATCAATCCAGATATTAACTTGCCATCACGCCAGTTGATATTTTTTACTGTTTTCATTAGTTATTTCCACCTTTCCATATTTTGTAATGTAAATCCTTAATTCGTTCGTGGTGGCGATCTAATCGCCGATCGTGTTCATCTACTCGCTTATCCAGCTCTTCGATGCTTACTCTTATTTCCCTCAAATTATCATTGAGAGTTTTAAAATTTTTGTTTAAATCTTTTATATCGTCTTGAAATGGACCAAAAACGACGTATTTAAAAAGCAGGCTAACAATGCCTGCCATAAAAATAATTACAGTTATGATCGATGCCCATTCCCCCCAAGATAGTCCCAACAGCGTATGCAATGCTTCTCACCCCTTTTTCATTAAGCTTTTTAGAACTACAGTGCTTCTCCATAAGATTCATTAACATTAAAATTCAACACCCCCTCACTGGGAAAAATGTTAATTCCTTTAGAATTAGTTACCCACGCCTCCATTCCATAATATCCAACTTTGAGCTTGCTCATTACGGTGCTATCAATTGGAACAGTGATTACACTATCTGAATCAGTTGTCAGATTAGTTGGATCAACGCTAATTTCAGATACCACTTTATTTGAAGCATCTCCCAACTTAACCGTAATATTAGTAATGCCCGTCACATCAATGTTATTACCATTTTCAGTTAAGGCTAAATTTAATTTAGTAGTTGTGTCTCCCAGCTTAGTTTGTCGAGGTGAATCTTCTGTATAATTCAGTTCTTTACTCATCTGAAATCACTCCTATCTTTATTTTCCTTCTGAGGCACATAAACCATCTACTAATGTGTCTGCTTGTTTTTGGAACGTATCACGATCTTCTCGTACTTTATCCTTATTAGCTTTATACAATTCCATATCCACAATTTGCATTGAAATACTTGAATAAGCTTGATCTGCTGATAAGCTTGTACTGAAATTGACTACTGATGCACCATCAATTACTGAAGAGCCGTTTAATGAAATACTTTGAGTTGTTTGCAGCATGTTATTTTCCTCCATTGATTTTAATCTTTAGTGTTGAGTTTGCGACTTCTAAATCACTGATTTTTTGTATTCTAACATTTGCTAAATCTTCCAAAACCTTGTTTGTAAATTCTAAATTACTAACCTTTTCTTTTAATTCTTGATTTTCTGTTTCTAATTCTTCCTTAGTCACGATTCATCATTCCTTCCAATATTCCAATTCTTTTATCAGCTTACTTAAGAGCTTCAACAAGAAAAGCTACTGTGTTACCATCATTACGCCCCGTTCTATCTTCAGAAATAAACTCTTCTGGCATTTTAAATTGTGGTATTCCATTGACATCATCAATAATTCCAGAATAATGCAATGGTTCGGTTGGAGATTCCTCGTTATAGCGATATCCGTACATATCTGAATCTCTGATAACCTTCATGGCATAATCTGGGTCTAAAGGTTTAATATCTTTTTTTCGGCTCAATTGTGATGATTGAACAATAGCCTTCGCATGAAGAGTTACACTTTGTTTATTGTCATCTCCATTGAAATATATATTTTGAGAATTATGTGACTGAATCGTCTGCTGTCCAATACGAACTCCATGTCCATTACTTAATCCAGCATCTACCCAACCATTTGTAATTAACGAAGCACCATTAATAGTACCTAGGGCATTAATATTTGTAGTCGTCAACCCTTGCTGTGTTAATACAGTATTGACGGCTGCAGTACCACCACTATTCATATATAGACCAGTGGCATCCATATAAGTTCTTAAAAGAGTGTTACCTTTGGAATCAAAAATATTGTGTTGAGCATAACCGGCACCGTAATTGTCACCGACCTGATTTGAACCGTTTTTAATCTTAGATCCATCATCGCCGATTCCATACCAATAACCACCATCGTTAGACCACCAGCGTGATAGTGTACCACTGGTAGCTAAAAGACCTTGAGTCAAAGTCATTGTTCCTGAACCTTTCTTAGGATTAAACAATGAAGTGGCTTGATTTAAGCTCCAGTCTTCACTCAAAATACCATTAGTTCCCAACTGTAAGTTAGGGGTAGTAATAGTAATACCGTTAATTGTCTTACCATTAATAACGTTTGCAATAATATCATTAGCATTCAATTGCTCAGCTGTAATACTGCCAGCAACAATCTTATTACCATTCAGATTCGATATCTTGGCATCATTGATAGCTGCGTTAGCAATCTTAGCATTATTAATTGATCCATCGGCAATCTGTGCTGTATTGATAGCAGCATTGGCAATCTTAGCTGTACCAATAGTTCCATTTTGAATGCTTGTATTACCATTAATAATAATTTTATTGGCGTCTAATAAAATCGTATTATCGTTAATATTTACTTGTGATGAAGAGCCATTTGAGTTTGCAACCTTTAAATTAATATTATTAATCGAAGCCGTGATAGAAGCTTGATTGACCATATCAGGTTTAAAAGGTTGTACCGTTGCTCCAATGTTAACCATTGGTTGGTTAATCATTGCATGTGTCGGTGAACCATAAGTGAACGCTTGAATAGCTACATATTTTGCGTTTGCTACAGGAGCTAAGTTTTCAACTTTAACTAATTGCCACTGTTCGTTGCTTTCTTTTGCGGTTTGTGACCAAACGCCTTTATAATTACTTTCGATTCGTGCTTTGTTAGCATCATAAAAAACCAAAACAACATGTACGCGTCCATTTGGTTTAGCCCCGCCGTCACCGTACACTCTAACCATCATTGAAGCACTGTAAACATTGTTCACTGAATCCGCACTATTATCAATCGGCAATGGTTGTGGGTCTGATTGTGCAAACATTACCCAGCCTAATTCTTTTGATGTGTTTATCCCAATCGAAGTCCTACCCTGATACGAAGATACTGGAACACTTGAAACATATCCTATCTCATTAGAAGCATTACCACTCTTAGTCCATCCAGTAGGGAAGCCATTTGTCATTTGTTCAAACGTGGCATTATATACAAGGTTTTTACTGCCCGATGTGCTAGCTAGGATTTGAACAGCATCCGATGTTTGAGAAATTTTAGTATTTAAATCAGTAACTTTATTATCAACTTCATTTTGAATACCTTTAGTGGCTACCGTGATTTGTGATGTCACGTCACTAGAATCAGCTTTCAACTTAATTGCATTGCTTAGCTGGTCGATTTCAGAGCTTGTAGCCAAATCTTCTGGCGCTGGCGACCAACTTACTTCTTTTGAAGATTCAGAAATAATAAAGTTAGAAATAGTCACTGTTCCAGTTGCATTGTCTAGCCTAGGGTGAACATGTAAATGGTCACTATCAGTTGTGAGAGTAACAGATATGTGTTTTGTTCCGTTGACTAGGCTACCCTCAGAAATAATTTGCCAGCTACTTGCAGGTTTGCCGTCAGGTTCACCACCATAGAATTGCATAGTGAAATCACCAACACCAGTAGAAGATGATACGTCAAATGATATTGTTACTACAGTTCCAAACGGTATTACGCTAGAAAATCCGTAACAACCATCTTGCACTTGATTACTTCTATTCTCACCAGTCATTGTGAATACTGTTGCGGTTCCAAGCGCTAGGTTACGGTTGCTTATCGTCATGTTGTTGACTGTACTAATCACATTCTGAATACCTGTTGTGTACTCGTTGTGGTATTGTTCTGTAGTATCGCTTAACTTAGTAACATCTTGCTTAACTAAGTTAGCGGTGCTTAATGCTGTATCAATATCTGGTAAGTGAGCGTTAAGTTGATCAATACTAGACTGGGCTTTCTGTTGAGCAGTAGCTGCGTCTGCTTGTGCTTGACCAGCGGCTTGCTTTGCTGCTTCCCCAGCTTCTTGTGCTTTCTCGCCGGCTTCTTTTGCATCATCTCCAGCTTTTTTAGCATTGTCCGCTACTTGTTGAACCTTGTCGTTGAAAAGACCCTCCACGGCTTTGTCAGCATTATCAAAATCGTTAAAAACTTTATTCAAAGCCTGTCGGTCAACCTCTTCGGTAATATCCATATTGACGAAGTATTTTGCTGTAAAAGTAGTTAAATTGCTTAATGCTAAATCAATATCAGCAGTCGGCAAACTCATTGAGGTTAATTGCTTAATATCAAAGTCATGTTTTAATACATCGCTATCATACAAACGTTTCAACGAAAGTTTTTCGTTTGGCGTTAATTTATTGTCACTGTTGATGTCTTTAACACCGTTATTTGCTACAGCAGCCGCATCGTTAGCATCATCAGCTTTCTTCAAGTTGTCATCGATATTAGCTGTAGCAGAGCCAATTATCATTACTGTTCCCCCTCTCCAATTTCTGGCGTATCTTCAGTATCTGTATATGTTATGTCATCTTGCGAATCATCCCTCACAGATACTTCTGTTTTATATAATGGATAATAAAGCCAGATAGAACCGTTGGTATTGTCTTCATTAGTCCTAGCTAAAAATGACTGATAAAGATAAATTTTATTATCCTCATCAGTCAAATATACAGTTTCGGGTTCAAATGCTTTTTCCTTTAGCCACTTAATATCAAATTGAGTACAGCTGTTTTCTTGTTCATCGATTAATGATTGAGTTACTACATTAATAATTTTCACACTTGCTTGTTCGTTTGAATCTGGTGATCCACTATTGAGCACTAGGTATGGAAAATTTAAACCTTGTGATTGCATGGTGGTATTACCTTCTTTGCCTGTTCCAATTGGGTTAAAACCAAAATCTTGTACATGCATTTTATAAGTAGGTTCCCACTTTCCAGCATTAACGCTCTCTACAGCTACAATTTCAATTAATCCTCCCAGTGTTACTCCAACTACCCAATCCCCATTTTTTGTATCTAAAGAAATCCTTCGTGCAATCCTATTTTCTGATTTAGGTAAAGAAGCCAATGGGGTGATACCTTTTCCTTGAGATACAACTTTATTAGCTTGCCATGGTATCTTAGCTACGCATTCATGTTTGCCATTGTTATCTTCTGAGTAAGTCCAGATTTCAGGAACATTATTAACCAGCTTATAACCAAAGCTACTTCCATGGCCTGCGCCTTGTGCAACCATTGAACTTTTTAAATTACCGTCTTTATCAAACAAATGAAATTTAACATCGTCTACATTACTTCGCTGTCCCGTGCCCGGATCATCTTCATCATATGCAGAAGAAATAAGAAACTGTTGTAGTTCAGGAACCCACATAATGTATTGTGGAATTCCAACTTTCTTACCCCAAAAGTCAGTAGGTAATTTAGCATTCTTAAATTCATGTACAACCTCATGCTCAAAACTGATTGTAGCCTCGGCATCTTCTTTTAAGAAATCACCATTAACTTGTACAGTAAATGTACCAACGTCTCCATTACTTAAATTAATGACGTTACCAGCATCCTTATGGCTTTCTTCCCATTCGATATCATGGTTCCCAGACAAATCTGTTTTTGTCCAAGTATAAGCATACTGACTAAAATAGCTTGTTAAATTAGTCCCTTCTGCAAACACTTGTGCTATTAACTGTTTAGTCGGGGTCGATTTATCCCAAGTTACTCCATTCGGTGTTTTTAAGACAACCGTAACTTGTTTCTTACCATTTTTAACATCTTCTATTAGCTGTTTGATATCTTTTCTGATTCGATCTTCGATGTCTTTAATATAGTCCGGTGTAACTGGTGTAATAGTGACAAATTCACCCAGTACAATCTTGTTCTGCGTATAATCCGCTTTAGAAAAAGTCCGCTGAATCACCCTAGATTCAACCGTCAGTTCAGGCTCCATTTCTAAATCAATTACCCGAACCGTATCACCTAATTCTGCTTGAAAATCAGCTGTTAAATCGACTGTGTAGTTAACTCTCGGGTGATTATACAAACGTAACATCTTTTTAGCCCAATCTTTTAGACTATTTGGGTCTTCAATATCACTTGACTCAATAAAACCTTCAAGGTAGCTTGTCTTATACCAAGGGTTATACTTCTGGTTAGCGTCATCATCGACAATGAAATCCATTCCATCATTAACGGATGCAAAAGTTAATTCATCCTTGCCTTTTACATGTAACTTAGTAATTACATCTTGAAAAACTGTATTTCTAGTAATTCCGGTTATATTTTTACCATAATAAGCAGGAGTTCCATTGTCCTTGCCTAGTTCATCTCTAATTTCAAATACTTTTTGGGTGATGGTTCCTTCACCATTAACTTCCACGTAAGCATCTAATTCAATATTATATCCTGTTAAAAATTGCTGTAGATATGTTTGAGCCTTATTTTGTCCATCAAAACTTAAGTCGATTGCTAGTGCACTTTTGGATTGGTTTTTAACTATCCATCCACTATTTTTCAGTAAATAGCCAAATGCATCTTCAACTGTTACGCTTGTCTCGTCTTGCTTCATTGGGATTAAATTATTCATATCAGTAATAGCAATATTTTCAAGCTGTGCAACCGTTACATGCCGGCCAGAAGTATCTGAACCATCTTCCGTGGTTTGGATAATAGTCATGATGTACCAGTGACCTAACGATTTTGAATAGTAAGCAATATGGTTTCCAGCTACTATCTTGTCACTATCGGGGTACCCTTGAGCTACTGTAATTTCACCGGTATGGTTCCAGTTTTTCGAGTTGGCGTTAGGGTCATTGTTAACATTCCAATTATTATAAGCAACTGGTTCAGTACTAGTGTTATCTGCGTCAGCAATCTGAACCGTAATTGCATCGCTATAGTATGGAGTCGCTCCCTCGTAATCGAGCATACCAATACGTTTGTATTGTTTATCTAAAATCAGATATTGAGTGTCTAAACTCATAAAATTCACCTCACAAAAAACCGATACCTTATTTAATTTTAGGGATATCGGTTTCTATAATTTCCGAACCTGCTAAGTTTTCACTAAACATTATCGGGTTCGGTTTTCCTCCATAAAGCAACGGATATTCAGAACTCCAGTCAATCTGCGTGCATACTTTTCCATCTACAGTTACCTGTTGCGAGGCGGTATTAATTTCTATTTTTTGACCTGCCAATGCTATAGGCTTCCTTGTTTTATCGGATGTGTTAATCTCATCAATTGTCACACCAGAATTAGATAAATAGGGTTCATGATATTTATAGCCCGCTTCATCATCTTCGATAGCATGTTTTAAAAATGCAATAGCGAAAGAACTTACATAACATTTATCAAAGACATGTGAGTTATCAATCCATTTTTCGTGTAAATGATAAGCATTTTTCTTAGTCACTACAGATTTAGGGTCGTATTCTCTATCAATATAAAGATTATATTCATTTCCTCGCTTCTCTAACGTTATCTTTCCGTTGAAATCACTGAACAATCCTGAATTATCATAATCTTTTACATAACCTGTATCACCTTTTTTATGGCGCTGGTATATTGTTTTTCCGTTAACCATTTTCTTGACTGTTACATCTTTTTTGTAAGTGATTTTAACTGTAATATTTGACCTATTGATATAAAAAGAATTAGCTCCTACCGTATCAATAATTGTATGAACATCTTTTTCGTTACTAAAGCTTCCCCCAGAGCGAACTAATTGGACTTGAAGCCTAGGGCGTTGCGACATGTTTTCTAAGATGTCTTGTATAGCAATCCGTCCGATTGTTTGACCATTCGTGTCTAATAAAAGTAACTCGTTCGAAGCAATCGCTCGTCTTGAGTGGTAATTATCACGGAATTTTGAATGGTGCATATACGTAGTGACTCGCCAATCGGTAAGTGTTTTGGTTAATCCTTTCTTATAAGCTAAAACGGGTCCGTACCAATCCCCAACTGTATCATCTCCGAAATAACGTCTACCAGTTCCGTCTCCTAATGGTGTGACAATGATTGAACTACCGTTACTCTCCGCTTTACCTTGAGCATGGAATACTTTATTACTTTTGATTGGAGCTAAAATACTCGCTTCAGTAGTAAAGCTTGCCATTGTATTCATCGGGTCTGAAAGAACTCGAGTATACTCTGGCGCATCAGTTACAGGATCGTCTGAACCAATTGCCATTATTTGCTCATTTAATACATATCCGCAATAGTACAGAGGTTCTTTAGGTGTGATGGTAAAAATAGGTTCAGTTTTTGCGTTCCCTTTTGGAGTGATTACATTTTCTTTAGTAGGGTCGATTGTCATGCTTTCTTTAGGTAAATATCCCCTAGGGTCGCTCATCGTGAATACAAGCGTGAAAGCTGTATCAAACACGCCTGTACTGATGAATGTTGGTTGTGGAATGCTAGTGAAGTGCCCCCAGTAAGTGACATCTGGTTGCCATCCAAAACGCAATGGATATTCGATGCTCGGGTCGTCATCTGTTTCAATTAGTACGTTAGAAATATTCTGCATTAATTGAAGATATAATTCTTGATCCCCTTGAGCTTGTACGGCAATCGGTATCTGGATTTCTTTCGAAGACCACGACGTTCCGAGATATTGATTACCATATTTTGCGGGTATTTCTTGCGTTTGTTCGCTCATTTTAGGGGCAATAGGTAACGCAACTTGTCCAACCGTTAAATGTAAATCTTGCCCACTTAAAATTCCCCGATAATCAAATTCATCTTTTCGCATTAGATACCTCCTAATCCTCTACTTCTATTGTATTGAGTTTTATTAATTAAAGTTCGTTTGTTGACAACATCTGTTACAGTTTGCGGAGTTAAAGCCGTATCATAAATAGCTCGAGTTACGTCTCTAAGTTGGTCAACTGCATCTTTTAGTAACTTTTTAACTTCATCCAATTCTTTTGTACTGCCGGTTGAATTGTTAACACTAGTAGGTAATGGATCAGGATTATTTTTAGCCATATGAACAATAGTTTCACCCAATAGTTGGTTAGCTCTATCAGAACGCGTCATAGATAGTGGGATAGCCATTTCAGGGCCTGCTTCACCAAAGATAGATGGAGTATTAGCAATTCCACCATTAGCATATCCGTGCCCGTTACCAAGGAAACTCAATCCGCTACCATACCGATGCTTTGCGTAGTTTAAGCCAGCTAAAATATTGTCGTATCCGTTCCAGATATTGTTATGCCCTGATAAATGATAGGCACTAAACGTCCCTGGTTTAACTTGCATCAATCCTTCTGCATGTCCGTCAGCTAAACCATCAGTACCACCCATAGCTTTAGGGTTACCACCAGATTCAGTATTTATTTGACGTAATACTCGGCTAACCATACTTGCACTGGTTGAAAGCCCAAGCTTGCTCAATGCACTTTTAACGTCAGATTTCCAACGTTGTACACCAGCTCCACCTGGATCACCAGTACCACTTCCACCACCATCGTCGCCAAACATGCTGGCAATCTTGCTAATGGTCTTCCAGAATCCACCACCAACTTGCTTCTTGATCATCTTTTGAAGTTTACTATCACTGCTTGAGCTGGAATCACTTTTAGCGTCTGATCCTTTATCTTTACCATGCTGTTTAGTAATATCCAGCCAGCCTGCAGTGCTATATCCACTTCGATTCCAGACCGAACCGCCTTTAGTTAAGCCAACATGTAAATGAGGCCCAGTTCCAAGTCCTGAACGTCCTAGTTTACCTAAAACATCACCAGTCTTAACATGCTGTCCTTGATGAACCTTAACGTCTTTTGCATTTCCAAATTCTTGGTAAATAATTTCTTTACCAGTTGAATCACGAGTAACAATGTTATATCCAACGTCTCCCCATCCAGCTGGAGGATTACCAACACGGATAACTGTACCACCGTGCATAGCATGGAATGCAGTTCCTACACTTGCAGAAAAATCATTACCATCGTGAACACGACCACCGCCACGAGAGGAACCAAAACCATCAGTGTGTGTCCAACCACTACCTGGTGATTGCCAGCCTCCGCCGTATGAACCACTACCGTCTCCGCTTAAGCTAACCATATCCCATAATGTAGACCACCATTTTCCAGCTTGTTTCTTAACAAAATTGAAACCGCCTTTAGCTATTGTTGAAAAGAACCCTTTTGTATTGCCTTTAGAGAATGGCATTAAGCTTTCCAATGCTTTACCTGGGTTAGATATAATCTTAGTTCCTACATCAAATAGTCCTTTTAAGCCACCGGTAATCTTCCTAAAGACACTCTTAGCTCCATTAATAATTCCTCCAAAGAAGTCTCCAATTCCACCGCCTGCAAAGTGTGTGATTCCTAACATCGGAGCTAGCTTAGCTGAGTCAGTAGCATTAGCAACCTCATCACCAGGGAACAGCATAGTTTCGGCGTTCTTTTCCTTAGAATACTCAACAGTCCCAGTTGCTTTTCTAAAGATAAGCTCTGGATTACTTGCACCAACTTCATCATTTACGATCGCAGGTGTAATTGAATTAATAGCGCGTCTAAAGTTAGAACTCCCAAGAGAACCAGTACCAGTTGCAAACTTAACATGACCAATTGGCTTGATAGTTTGTTTTGAACCACCAAACTTATTGATTACCCAGTTAACGCCACCGATTCCTTTATTAATGATATCGATTACGGAATTAATACCATCGGAAGCCATATTCTTCATCGAATCCCATAACCCGCTAAAAATGTTTTTAACGCCTTTAACAATTCCCTCCCAACCAGATTTGAACCTATTTCCAAATCCGCCAAGAGCATCCATAGTCCCGTTTATCCAGCCATGGAATGTTTTGCTTATATTTTTGGTTGTATTACTAAAGAAATCATGTACTCCATTCCACATATCTTTCCACTTTTTATTGAACCAGCTCTTGAAACCAGTCCATGTTTTAGATATTGCAGTAGTCCAAGATTTGAACTTTTTAGAAATTTTATTGAATATATCAGAAAAGAAATCACTGATAGTATTCCAAACTTTATCCCAAGCTTTTTTGAATGGTTTGCTAAATGAGTTCCAATATTTTGAGATTGTTTTAGTCCAAGATTTCCAAGCTTTACTCATTTTGTTAAGAGTAGTAGATAACACCTTAGAAATCGGATTCCATATTGAGCTGAAAGCTTTTTTTAGTGGTTTAGCAAACTTTGCAACAGCTTTTTGAATACTTTTCATGCCTTTTTGAACTGCTTTGATCAAAGGTTCAAAAGCAACCATTAATAAACCAACTGGAAAGGCAATTGCATAGATAAGAGTTTTACCTATGCCTTTAAATAAGCTCTTTGCAGTCTTTATAAAAGAATTAAATCCCTTTTTAAATGATTTACCAATATTGGAGAAGAATTTACCAAATCCTTTGCCAATATCGCCCCAGAAATTGTTCCAATTTTTACCAAAATTCTTGAAGAAGTTTCCAATTTCTTTTAGAGCATTTTTAGTGAAATTAGAAATAGCCTTCGCAATTCCATTAACAAAATCTCTGAATTTTTTATTGTGCTTATATAGCTCATATAAAGCAATACCAATAGCTGTAATAGCAGTTATTGTCAAACCAACGGGTCCCGTTAATACCTTTAATCCGTTACCTACTAATCCCAACCCTTTACTAAATAATTGCATCGCTGTATAGGAATTTTTCATTAAGCCAACAGAATTGGCTAATTTAGTAAAACCAGAAGCAAGTTTGAAAGCCCCTGTGGTCATTTTAGTTAATTTTGTTACAACAAAAACACCCGCCAATACTTTGCCGAGTGTTTCTAGTCCTTGTTTATGTTTAGAAAGTTCACCTAACGAATCAGACAATCCTTTAACTTTTTTGCTATGTCCAACCATTTTTGCTAACGGTTTAGCTATCGCACCTAAACCCTCAATTAAACCTTTAAAGAAGCCAATTCCGATAGTTCCAATAATCTTAATTGAACTCCATAAGCCTTTAAAGAAGCCAATAATTTCTTTAGAATGCTTAGCAATTACGTCAGAAACAGATTCAATACTTTTTGCTAATCCATCCATAAACTTGTTCATAGCTTTCGGACCATCTTTAATATCAAGAGCTTTAGTTAAAGCTGTAGTAATTGTTTGGAATCCTTTTGAAGCAGCTTTACCAACTTCAGTAAATTTCTTTTCAGTTTTAGGGTCAGAAACCCATTTAGAAACGGCTTCGAAAATCGGACTCTGCATTGTCGTAAATGGCTTGGCTAAATCACCAGATAGAGCTGAGAAACGTGCTTTAATTGACCTTTCGGCACCTGAAGCCGTCTTCATCATGTTTTCGCTAGCGTCTTTATATTTTTTACCAAGACTGTTCATCACGTTTTCAGCGTCTTTAGCACTAATTTTTCCGGCACTCATCTCATCACGTAATTGTGACATGGTGAGTTTATTATTTTTTTGGGCAACTTTTTCATATTCCAGTAATTTCTCACCAAACATAGGTAATTGATCAGAAATCATATTAAAATCGCCTAATTGCATTTTGGAAGAGCTCATCATGTGGGTAAAGTTAAGTCCTAGCCGTTGCGTATTCTCTGCACTTAATCCTAATGTATCAGCCATAGTTAGAACTGATTTAGTAAGCTGTTCGGTAGGCTCTTTTTTGTCTAAAACATGATAGAATTGTTGGTCTAGTTCGTTGACTAAGTCACTGGATTGACCAAAAGCTGTAGACATCTTATTAATTGACTTAACAAATCCTTCACCCTTTGAAGCACTTCCTGTTAAAGTTGTCCAAGTGGCGTTCATAACTTGCTGTTCTTTATTGAATTCGTTACCCGCTTTAATTATCCCGCCGAAGCCCATTTTAATAGTATTAAAAGCCTGACTAACTGCTCCGTGAGTCACTTCTCCCCAAAAGGTACCAGAAAAAACTTGCTTAAAAACTGAGTGAGTTTCTTTTCCTTCTTTTTTTAACCCACTAAATGATTTACTCAACCGTTGAATAGGAGACGGGTTTAACTCTTTGATTGATTTATCAAACTTAGAAACAGAAGATTTAGACTCTGCCATAGAAGTTTTAAGTTTTTCTACAGCTATTCTCTGTTTGTTGATAGCACTTGCGCTGCCGTTATTCTTTTCTAAGTCTTTAAGGAGTGCTTCTTCTTTCTCCAAAGCTTTACTAGTATCATCAATAGACTTACGAGCGTTGTCTCGTTTCTCTTTAAGGGCCTGTTCATGCTTACCTTCGGCTTCTAAACGGCCTGATATAGCTTTTGATAACGAGTTACGTTGACGCATAGATGAATTAAGGCTGTTGATACCACTTTCTTCACGTTTTAAAGCTTCATGAGCGCGTTGTTGTTGCGCTTCCATGGACTTTAAGGCTGTGGTAGCTTTATCTAAGTCAGTACCGTATTTTACAGCCGTCTTAGCGCCATCTTGAGTGGTCTGGTCTAAACCTTTCATCTTCTCTTGGAGAACTTCTATACGCTTTCGTTCAGCTTCTATAGATTTTCCAAGACCTTCATACTTGGCTTCACTAGCTTTCAGATAATCACCACTAGATTTTAGTTGTGCTTCTTGAGCCTTCCAAGCCGATGTAGAGCCTTTAACAGCTTTGGTCAAAGAGTTAATACTGTTAGAAGCCTTAAGAGTTTCCAAGGCAACGGCAGTACTCATAATTGAATCAACTTTGCTTGCCATATATTTTTATCCTCCTTTCTTTAAGAATTTTGTTTATAGATTTCCATTGAATCCACCATTTGGTCCTCTGGTGCTTTAGCATTTATTACTTCTAAAAACTCAAAATAATCTTGTCCGTCTATATCTTTTGGCAATAGATGATATTCCGTCAGCATTTGTTTATAAAAGTAATTCATATCATCAATGGAACGCTCTTTTTTAAAAATCTCTATTCGGATTTGTCGGAGTCGTTCTCTTCTGCTAAAGGGTCTTCTAAATCTTTTTGTTCTGCCTTCATACCTTCACGGAGTTTTTGAATATCTTTGTCAGTAGCACCTTGGAAACGCGCAGTAGCTTCACCAATTGCAAACGATAATTCCTCTGGGTCTAGCTCTTCTTCTGCCTTTTCAATCTGTTTATCACTTAGCTTTAAGAAGTTTTTGAAGAAATGTTCAATTTCACTCAATAATTGTGCCTCATGTTCAAGTTGTTCAATTTCAGTCATATCGTCTGAGTGATCATCTTGTAATTTAAGCAAAGTCAATTGAATTGAGTTAATCAATTTTGTGTTTGCTACACTTTGAGCAACTTTGACAGCCTTCTTCATGCCTAATTCTTTAATTTTGATGTTTACAATTTTCATAGCTTTGTTTTCTCCTTAAATTAAAAACCCGCCCCTTACGGTATTGTTTACTTTCTCAGGCGAGTTATAGTTATTTATTCAGCTTTTAATAGCGCCCCGTTTACTTCAGGGGTTACGGTTACCCCTGCCGGGGCTATGGTTTTGACGCTGGGGCTACGTAACCTGCAAATACTTGTTGCTTCATCTTAGTTTCATCGAATGCTGTTGAAACATCGGAATACATAGCAAGCATTTCACCATCAAATTCTGGTGTAGACAATGCTTGATAAGTTAAGGCATCAGTTGCCATCGTTTCAGCGTTAGTATCAGTTCCGTTATTAATTGAAGCTTGTGTCATTGATCCGTTACCGAATCCGTAATAAACTTTGTTCATACGGTCAATAGATTCGCTTTCAATAAGCATTGCAACCGACGGATGCTTACCAGATTCAATCCAAGCTCCTGTATCTGAGTCTTGCTTACGTCCAACAATCTTTTGTGTGACTTCAAATGGTAATTTGTTGAAGTCTAGCGCTACTTGTGGCGCTCCCTTAGGTGTTGAAACGAATACAGCTGCGTTATTACCGTAATTAATAGTTCCGGTTGATTGAATATTTGTAATATTAGCTGTTTTAGTACCCCACATTTGTGTTGTAACTGGTAGCAACCCATTTTCTGATAAACCATTCTCTCCTGTAAGAACTTTCCCTGTTTCAGAATCTTTAAGTGCTAGTGTTACTAGCTTTAAACCTACTGTAGCCATTAATAACTACCTCCTATATAATTTTTTTGAGTAAAATAAAAGACCTTGATTAGTTGTCTAGTGTCAGGGTCTGCATAAATTGGTTTTGAATCGTCTATTTTCCAACCGTTCTTTAAAAACAGTTGCATAATTTCAATGTTGTTCTTTTGAATTGAATCTTCGAATTGATACTTGAAGAATATTTGTACCTGAACAGCGTTCTCAATTCCATTAAACACGTTATTACCATATTGAATTGGTTCTTCTCTGATCGGAGTTACCAACGCAATGGTTCTGCTAGTATCATCTTGAGCACTCTTTGGTAAATAATTAACGTAGCATTCAGAGAGCCAATCATATTTAGCTTGATCAAGAATATTCTTAACCTCTAGTACGGGATTATCCATCATTAAACCTCCCTGTGCTTATTAATGATCTTCTGATACTCCTTCTTTTCAGCCTCTAGTACCTTCGGCATTACTCGTTCTCTAAGGTTCGTGATGAAATGGTCACCAACATAGTACTTAGTGCCATCATTTAACCGCCTAGCATTGCTAGCGTGGTAGTGATCGAATCCGACAATACTAGTCCCATCTTTGATGTTGTCAATATTGGTTCCTTTCATCACAACTGAATCTGCCATGTGTCCAAAAACTTTATCATCATGTCCAGAATAGTGTTTCTTACGTGTCTCACGTTCTAGCTCTTTCTTAAAAACCTTAGCACCAGCTTTAGTTATCTTAGCTTTGTCATTGGTAGACATGCTTGTAGATATCTTTTTAACTTGTTTAAGCCACTGTTCCATAAAATCAACGTAATCGATGTTAAGCACCTGCCTTCTTTACTTTCTTAAGAGTGATGAAGTCGTAGGCAAAAGTTTGATTAGTATCATCTGTACTGATTGAGACAATATCATAAAATTCATCACGATATTTAACCTCGTAAGTTTCATTAACCTTAGGATTATGACGAATAACCACGATAATAGTATCTTCTAGTTCTGTCTTCATAATTTGATATTGCTGGTTAAGTGTTCTAGTTCGCGGAGCACACCACAGACTTAATTCGGGTATAAGTGTTGGAACATAAAAGTTACCAGATTTATCTAATTCATCTTTTGTTTTTCCAAAAACAATTCTACGGTTAAAATCAGATGGTTTGAGTTTCATTGTTGCCATCATCATCACTGCCCTTCTTCATGTCTATAGCAACCTTAGCTGATAGATGGATAATCACCATTTGATACCCTTTAGATGTTCCATTAGTCAATTCACGGTCATAATACATCGACGTCGCTAGGTTTTTGGTAGCCAAGTCAAACAATTTTGGATAATTCATTTCGAGTTGTTCAGTTGTTAGATTATCGGTTACGCTATCGGTTACAATCTCTTTTGCATAATCAATTAAGTTTTGAACGGTTAGCTTTTCTGTATCATCAATATCAATGTGGAGCTCGTCCATTAGTGCTTCAGCTGTCACAGCCATGTTGGACACCTCCTATTTTTATTTTGCTTCTGGAACTGTGAACGCTGGAACATCTACTTTATCAGACGTATTTGTTCCATCTGTGTAAGCAAGTTGATAATCACCAGCAGCAACTTGCTTACCACCTTCTAAACCAGTGATTTCTACTTGTTTGGTACCAACGCCACCAGTGGCAACCTTAACACCAGACTTATCGTAGACTACTAGCGATTGTTTACTTCTATCTGCCATTATTTAAGCCATCTCCTTTATTAATCTGCGCTTAGTAAAGCCCCTGTTTCAGTAGGGACAACGTTAGCCCCACTAGGGGCGTCTATTTTGACGGTGTACCAGCGCCAACTGTAACAAAGTATCCAGCTGATTTATCCGCAACTTCGACATCAAAACGCATTGCTAGTCCGAGATATTGACCGTAAATTTCATTCTTAACCCAGCTAATTTGTGTATCCACACGGTTAACATAAAGAATTGCACGTTTTAAATCACCAACCCAGATATGGGCTTCCCCAACTTGACCTAGTAATTCGTCATTAACTACAACTACTGATTTGCCAAATAAAGTTAAACCAGAAGCTGCTGTAATGCTTTCTTGTAGTAAGTAACGTCCTTCTTTATCCTTCAATGTATCTAGAACTTGGTATGCTGATTGTGAAACAACAATAGTTTTATCATAAGCAGGATCTAAATCAACATTAAGAACGTGTTTTAAGTCATCTGCTACTGTGTCAGCGGTTGAAGCTTTAGCGTTAAACGTAACTAACTTAGCACTAATAGCCTTATTAAGAGTGTTTAAACGTTGTTCACTAGCGTTCTTTTGAATAACTGGCATTAAAGGAACTCGCGTATCTTGAATTGATTCTTCTGAAATTGGAATAGCACCACGATAAGTAGCAATTTTCCAAGTGACATTTTCAAATTCTGGTTTAGCTAAGGCTGGGTTTTCTTCCAGTTCTGCTACCGAGTTCATTACAGCAGTAGCACGTTTCAAGATTGGGTAAGTACCAGAGCCAGTAGTAGCAGGAGTCTTAGTTACCAGCGCTGATAAGTCAGCAACCGAGTTAACTTCTGCTTCTGGATTGTAGATGATTTCTTCTGGGATCATTGCCCCAATATCGCCAGTCTTAAGTCCGGCATCACGTACTGTACCGTGTGAACGAATGTAGTTTTCAATTGATCGTGTGTTATCTTGTGCCTTTTGGTTTTCTGTTAAATTCGTAGCCATATCTCTTTTTTCACCTTTTCCCTTTTCATTCTCTTTTTGTTTTTTACTGCTAAATTCATCCTCGGCGACATAGTCATCGTCTGAGTTATCATCAATTTCTTCATCACGGTCTTCTGAATCTTGCTTAGTATTTTCAGACTCATCTTTGGATTTATCCGCTGATTTATCCGTTTTACCTTTTGAGTTTCCCTCAGAATCACTCTTAGATTCGTTCTTATCTAAATCATTCAAAGCACGGAGCTTAACGTTGAGTCCTTCAATATCCTTCTTTAGCTTTCTTACCTCATTCATTTTGTTTTCAATATTTTCTGTAGAACTATCTTCGGCACCCAATAAATCTCTAGTTTCAGAGATCAAACTTTTAAGTTGCCCTGTCTTATCCCGTAATTGCTGTTCTAATTTTTCTTTATTCAAATTAAAAAACCTCCATTTCTGTTAAATCTAAAAAGAGACGCGCCTTTTCTCGACGTGTCTCTTCATTAACTTTCTTTAATCCACGACTAACAGCAACGCTAGTCTCTGTGTAAGCGGGTAATGGTGTAATGCTTATTTCGGTCAACTCTCCAATTTGTAAGATTGTATGAACTAATTGACCATTTGTATCTCTACTCCATGAATCATCTTCAATCGTAAATCCAAAAGAACATCCTTCTAAATTTCCATTCTTGATATTAGTGTAAACATCTCTTCCTAGAGTTGTGTCAGGAATATCCAACGTAAACTTAAGCCCGTAATCATCAACCTTTAAAACTAAAGTATCAGCCGATACTCTACCTAAAACGTTGGATAAATCGTGACTATAAAGAGCTAATACATTACTCATATCAACTCCATCAAACATATTAGGATCACAATACTCAATGAATCCCATATCTTCACTCGGTTGATTAAACACACAAGCGTAACCAGTGACCTGTCCAATAGCAGATGTACTATCATCATTGCTTAAGTCCCGTAAGTGCCAATTTTTATTTAAAACACTTCGAACATCATTTTTCGAAGTCATCATCTATCACCCCCTTTCGTTGAAGTAGGGCGATTACTTGTTCCCCACTCAAAACAGGAGCTTTTCCACTCGCAAACTTAGCTATCATATCGGCATATTTAGAACCTGTTGGGTCTACAATAGGGTCTAGGTCTGCTTTAACGTGAACCTTAAACTTCTGTTCTAACTCGCTTATAAACGGTTTAATGTAGCGATTAAAACTACTAATAAACATGCTTGTAGACTGATCTAATGAACTTTGTTGATCACCTTGACCGTTTAAATAGTTGTCTGGAATACCAAATACTTTACTAACTTGTGCTCTAGTCCAGTTGACGTTGTTTAAATATTCAGCTGTCTTAGCGTCAATGGTTGGTAAAGCATCAATAGTAGCTGAACGGTCTAATACAACTGGTTTACCCTGGTTAGCACCAGAATACTGGTCATAGAATCCTTCTCTGATTGATTCCTTGGTTTCCTTAGATATTTTGGCTTCTGGCACTGAAATAGCTAAACTAGGTGCAATGAAGTTTTTAAGCGTATTAACTGATAATCTACTAGATAGAGATTGAAAAGATAGTTCGTTAATTAGTGCCTGTAGTGGTGATGTTCCAACGTATTGGTAAAGTGAATTACCAGTAACAAAGATACGAAAATGTAACATATCGTCGGATTTAATAACTTCACTGCTACGTTCATCGTTGTAAGATACCTGATAAGTTAAATCACCATTGTTGTCACCGAGAATAACTTGAACGTTTGCGTATGGAATTTCTTCAAGTTCTACTGGCATCCCTTTTTCCCTACGAATTGCTACATAGGCATTACCGGTAAGCAACATTTGATTAATAACCGACGTCCAAAACCCATAAGCGTTAATTTTATCGTTTGGATGTTCGAAAACACCTTTAAAAGGTTCGCTCATCACATAATTGATGCTCGCTAGTTGAGAACTAATTAAACTGATAACTGAAAAGATATCAGAGTTCTTAATAGCCGTATCAGCATTCACAACTGGTTCAGGTATAATTGCATTACCTGTAACTGTAAACGGCATATAACCGCTTGGTAAGCTTTGTGAGCGAGTGTTTAAACGAGGAAATGGATTAATTGCCATACATTACTCACCTCCCTTCCTGCTTGCTGTAATCCAACTAAGATAGATTAGAGATAAGCCTAGGACTATCAATCCAACATATTTGCAAAATAAAAACCCTGCTACAGTAAACGTAGTCAGAGCCATAATCATTAATATTAAACTAATGTTTGCTAGTATTAACTGTCCGAACCATCTAATTCGTTTCAATTTTCCACCTCCTAAAAACTAAAGTCGTTCATAAAGTAATCGTTAATTTCATCTGTTGTTTTATTGTCCCAAATGGACTTAGTTTTAACGTTACTTAATCCGTCAAAGTAATACATTGCTTCATATAAAGCGTCAATTAAGGCGTCTACTGCGTCAATCTTGCTAGTACGCTTGTCTTTATTAATCTTGATACCATTATTTTCTTCGAACAGTAAGGCGTTCTTAAGTGAGTACTGTAAAATTCCATCGTCCAGCATTGTAATACGCCCTTGATGTAATTCATCACGGAAAAAACGAGTTGGTTCATTTAAGCTTCTAACGCCTTGATGAACAGGTACACAAACCCATTCGGTATTTTCAACAAGCCTCTTAGTCATTGACGTTTCGTGGTAGAAATCATATAAGAAAGCCTTAACTTGTAAATGGTGCTCATCTACGTAGTTCAGCAACCAATTGCACACTTCATCATCTTCAACAATTCCGTATTGGTTTTCAGTAATCTTTCCGAATCCTTTTTCAACTTCTGCACGATAATTAATTCCATCTTGATGTTCTTTAATATTGATATCATTGTTTGAGTTTCTAAGTGGAATAAACGAGAATTGCTCGACATGAAACTTACCTACTCCGTTATCTTCATAAGGGTATACAAAAGCGATTGCGTTATCATCACTGAACTGTCCCTTATCATAACCAATGTAAACCTGTCGATTGTCAATACTGAATCTAGGAATAACTGCCTTTTCTAAGTCCTCAAGACTAACGTAAGAATTGACTTTAACCTGCAACCAGTTGTTTAAGTTACGATTTTGAAACTCATTAGCAATTCCAGAAGCTATGTGAGCATCTTTGTCACTAATCATACGTTTTAGGATAGCACCGTCTTCATCTAGTTCTAGCAAAGGATTGCTCTTAATCCAAGTCTTAGGTTGATTGATTTCATCTAGGTTATATTGTTGCCATACCAAACATAAATAACTGTCTTCATCACGAGAATAGTCTTTTTTCATAACGTCTTTTAAACGTATCTGATCTTTATAGAATAACGTTTCTGTATTCTCATAAGACGTAGATATCATTAATAGTTGAGCGTTAGGTAAGTGAGATTGTCCTTGAGTGATTTTACCAATATTAGGTTTGTGAGCGTAGCCCCCATCTCCTGCTTCATCAACCACTGCCAAGCGAAAATGGTAACTATCAAATTGACCGGATTCATTAGACAATTGAACTACTTTATTACCAATTGCAGATTTAACGCCCATTTCACCGATATAAGTATCAGTATCACTAAAAATATCCTGTATATCATCTTCGGTATCTTTTAGAATTCTCCCAGATGTTAGCACATAAGCCCACGGCTTTTTCATTTGTGCACCAGTAGGCATTGTGTAACCAATATCTTGATTGGATAATCCAGCACATTCGATTAAGTAGGTGTACCACAGCATGATGCTAGCAATATAAGATTTACCGTTAGCACGTGCAACAGATACAATCACACGAGTATAACGGAAGTTGTCGTTATCCTTGTATACCCAAGCTTTGCTCATACACAAAATTGCTTTCTGCCATAACATTAACGGCATGGGTTTACCATGTGCTGGCTCAGGGAAGATAGAAGCGAATCCTAAAATACTACGACACCGTCCTAAATCGTAGCGATAAGGAAAGTCTTCGTCTGGGTCTTCGGCTCTTCTTAAGTCCTGTAGATGTCTAAAACAAGCTAGCTTCATCATCTCACCAGAAACAATCTTGTCATTAACGACTAACCAAGCATAAACAGTTGCTGGGTCACGGTACTTCTCTAATATAGCTGTAAAATCTATCTTTTTAACCGCCTCGGAGACGCTAGCCTCTCTTTTGGATAAATCTACCTTATCAATCATTAGAAGTCGCCAGCCCCCTCTTTAAGCTTTTCAGCAAGTGACTTTTTACCTTTTTTCTTCGGTTCCACCAGTTGCAGCAATTCTGAACGACTTTTCGGGGATAGTCCTAGTTCTGCGCCAGTTTTTATCAAGCTCTTTAAAGCTGAATCATATATAGACGTCATAGGGTTCTTCTTCCACCCCATAAAATCCTTACCTACAATTTTGCCTTCTGAATTTTGCAGGGATTTGTAGATAGGTGTAACTTCACCATTTTCTTTGATATGTTCATAAGCATTACGATATATTTCATATTGTGTCGCGTAAAATTCCACTAAAGACGAATCGATTCTTTGAACTTTTTCCTCACCCTCTAAAAAAGGCACTATTTTGCGCCATACAGCCTTAGCTTGTGCCCCTAGATACTTTGGTGGGTTCTTGGATAAACGGCCGTCATTTC